TTAACGGTTTGTAGCCGTTGTAAACTAGGAAACTGTCATCTGTATCGTAGCCTTGAAATGTTGGAGCATCACCTTCAACTGCCGCAAAAGTCTCACCTATTTCTATCTGAACATATCCAAAAGAGTTTGGTGCACTTGATTCTGTTTGGCCTGTGTACTCATTAAACATAAAGTCCTCAATCAATACCAATGGATTAGCGGTTGCTTGTGTTCCTATTGGTGTCAATGATTTAGTTATTACTTGTCCTGTGTTGGTATACGTTACTCGTAATTCATAAGTCAGGTTGTACACCGCTGCACCTGTTCTATTTATGATAACGTAGAAAGGATTCTTAACACCGTAAACCCCTATTGTTGGGTCTGCGTATTTGTAGTCTGCTGTTACTGCCATTACTTTGTTTTTATTCCTGCGTTCTTTAAATTGAAAATCATTATGTCTTTAACGTCTTTTGCTAATGCTTCTTCCATGTTTGGTATCTCGTCATTCAAAGCCCGCTCAGCTCCTTTCTGAACCGCTGGTACTTTTCTTATTCCTTTTTCTGCAATAGACCTACTAATCAAAAAAGCTGCACTATCAATATTCTTTTGGTTCTTTGGTACTAACTTGCTAACCGTTTGTCCGTACTTGTTTTTGTATACCTTTCTCAACTTGAACTTAGGGCTTTTAATGTATTTCTTAATCGCTCCAATGTTGACAAACTTCTTCTTAAAGCTAAAGTCTGAACCTCGATTGTTCTTTGTTCCATTTACTCCCCACTCAATAAATACGCCGTACTTTTCTTTCGTCGTAAAGTTCAATACTAAAGAATCATCTTCTTCTTTTATTTCAAACCCTAATCCGTCCCCTAACTTGCCTGTGTTTTGTGTAGGTCTTTTCTTGCCGTCGAATCCTTTTAGTTTAAGATTACCGCGAGCATAGAATAGAGTCTTTTCTCCAAACGTAGCCAAGGCTTTATTTAGGGCTTTGAAACTCACGTTAAACAGATTTTAGAAATGTTAAAAGTAACAGTAAACTCTACACCTCCAAGGCCATCTTTCAAAACAGAGTTTAAAGGAGTCGCAGTTGTTACGGCATTAACTCCAAAGTCTGCACCTCGAAGATGCTCAACAAAACCTGAGGCAATACTAAAGCAATCGCTTATCACTTCCTTTCGTCTTAGGTCCTTGTCTCCTTGATTGGAAACTACATCCATCAAACGAAACCTAAGATTGAACAGATTTACGTTCTTATCGAATGTCATTTGTCCATCGTCTAAGTAGAAAGTAAGTAGTGGATAAATCTTATCAATATTCGTGTCAGGATACTTCTCAAAAGCAATCAACTCTATTTCATTAAAGTTTAACGCTTCTATTGATTCAATGACTTGTTTAATTGAGTTTTTCAACTTTTATTCTTTTGGTTAATATATTCTATTTCTTCTTGCTCCAACCAACTCATCACTCTCCAAAGTTCTAACCTCTCAACGTCCTCCATCTTGGTTATATCCCCGTTGCTAATTCTCCTCAACACACTGTACATTCTTCTACCTGACTCTTCAATGTTACTTCCACCCTTATACAGAATTGGGTAATTGTCTTTCAAAATTACAACTAATTTATCAAATACTTTCATTGCCCATAGAGTATATCTAAATTGTTCCTTGTGAAATAACTGTTGGCCTTCTAAATATTCTTCATCCGAATATAGTTTTGTCCAATCCTTACGATAAAGCAAAGCAGGGACCGCGTGGAAGTACCTCAGGTCGTCCGTAAGCTCTACGTTTAGTAATTCAATAAAGAACTTAAAAGGCATCTTTAGAAGTTCCTTAATCAAGTATCTTTTGCCATCCTTAGTTTTTATTAATTCAGGTGGCTCTCCTATATCATCCATCTCTATTAATTTTAGAAATGTAGACACAACTGCCATCTGTTTCTCAATAGTAAATAGATTGGGATTTTTATCTATGTGATTAAAAAAAATCTTTATCTTCTCTTCTATTGTCTCCGCCGATCCAAGGAGCTGCATTAGCTCCAGTGAAATCTCCTTTGTTGAACTTGGTATGGATAGTGTCAATTGGTAAGTTTTTAGGGTTAATCATATTTGAATTGGTAAAGACTACATATCTGATCGCATCAATTAAATGGTTGTAGTTGTCAATCGGTGCTTCTTTTGCTTTGCCGTTCCAACAATAGTTATTTAATTCTACTGCTAAGTTTTTGCTCGTTTCTGTTATTATTATCTTGTAGTCTTTCATTAATTCTATTCCTTGCAATACAGAACCTGCACCCTTTCGAGTTGGTGTTATGCTTTTCTTTGCAACCATAGTTAAGGAGTTTATTAAGCGTTGTTCCGCACTGTCTGCTATTATCTCTCCTGTAAGTATTGAAACCTTCTTCGCTAGCTCTGTTTGCGTTTGACCATACTCATAAAACTGTTCATCTAAGTAAAGTATTTTTCGCTTCTCGTCTATTGCAACTTTGCAGCAAGCATCCGGATCATTTACAAAACCAAAATCTAAACCATACCAATAAGGTAATGATTCATCAAATTGGCCATACTCCCATTCAAATATAACGCCTTCCGCTTTATCTCTCCAACCTCCGAGTATTACGTGATCAAACTTCTTAGGGTCTGTTTGCTTTATGTACTCTATCGAGTTAACATAGCTTTGACTTAGGTTATCTAAGTTGTCTAAGTAAGTGGTATGAATATAACAAGTGTCATCTTTAATTCCATTCCAACCACCTTCAACTCCTCTGCTTTCAAAGAACCGTTGATAAATCCAATGCTCTTTAGTTGTTGGGTTAAGTATTAGAATAACGATATTTTTACTATGCTTAGAACGAATTGACAAATCTATTTTATCAAATGTACTTTCATCTACTAACTCTTCTGCTTCATCCAATATCCAAACCGAAACGCCTTGCAGAGATTTAAGGTTGGCAGTTTGGTTTCCTGAACTTGTTTTGATTCCACTAAACAGAATATTGCTACCTGTTTTAAGGTTTGTTATCTCGTTATTATTTATGATAAAATGATCATTAGCATCTAGTAATTCTATCTTCTCCTCAAATTCCGGAATAATAGACTTCTTTGCTGAAATTAACGTGTAACGAGTATAAAGGGTTTTGCTATTTTGCTCGAAGGTTTTTAAACAATCCCACAAAGAAACAGAGAAAGACTTTGAAGATCCTCTTCCTCCTGTAACAATGTAATATCGCACTCCATCAGATTGCTCAAATAAAGGCTCAAACTTTTCATTTATCTTTAGTTCTGACAAAGCTAATAGGGCTAATGTTTATTTCTTCTCCACCACTCGTTACGTCCATTGATTGTTTAGGCTTACCAAAGCAGTATTCAAAGTAAAGTTTAACCGCCCAACCTTCACCATCAACTAAAGCGCTTTCTAATGCTTTAAACGCTTTTGGTTCTAATGGGCTTAGTTTCTCTATCAGCTTTCTTTCGTCTGCTTTAGGTTTACGTCCTGCAAATCCTTTAGTGCTATGTCCTCCGTTATTTTTTCTGCCATCAGCCATAATTAATAAAATTTAATTATTTAATCCCAATAGATGAATATTAAATCGCTTTCCTCTTTTTCCTTCATATCAATTGCTTTGAACGTCTGCTAGTATTACTAGTTTAATTAGTTCGTTTTCTTCTTCATCGCAAACGCGCCAAACATTGTCCAAACACAGATCGTATAATATAATATCATCTACAACTTTAGTCTCCATTAATCAAAGTACTATTTACAAAAATAATCATTTAAGTTGATTTATTTTTAATTTATACACTTTAATTTGTTCTTTTATTTCCGGTATTAGCATCTTGTTACTTTCCTGACAATTCTCTAACCATTCAACCTTATCAACTCCAATTCTATTAATCAATTCTTTTCTGTATTCGATTAAATTTCCATGTAGATAAGTATTGCATGTCGCACACTGTTTCCAAACATTTATCTCGTTGAATCTTAAGTGAGGAGCAGAACCGACAGATCTATAATGTCCCGCGTGGTATTGTTTATCGTTATCTTTGCCACAGGATACGCAGGGAAGACCTTTGTCTCTTAGTCTTATGTAAGTATTAAAAACCTTCTGAAGTAGCCTTAGGTAGTCTTTATGGGTTAGCAGGTTCTCTTTTGCTTTTTTTGTTTCAGCCTTTTGTTTTTTCTTTCTTTGAGTCTTGGCTTTTTTAGCTGCTTCCTTTACTCCAATGTTAAAGCAATCCTCTTTATTGCAAAACTTCCAATTAAACCATTTCGGCTCAAATACTTCTTTGCAATTCTTACATTTCATTCTTAAACCTATCTAAATCGGCTCTAAAGCTATTAAGCCTTTCCATTTCTTTTTGATAAAATTTTTCAAGGTAATCTATTCCGTCCTCTTTGTTTTTTACTGCTACTATCACAGGGCTTTCAAAGTACTTAAAGTAAATTTCTTTTCTTGTTTTTAACTTATCCAGGTATTTGATCCAGGTTTTTATGTCGTCTTTCATTTTATGAATTTAGGTTTTAAATATACTTCAGTGCCTTTATAAGATTCCAAAAAGAAACCTCTACGGCCTTTCTTAAAGTTGTTCTGCACCCATTGGCTGCTTGGCGATAGTGCAGGGTAATTAAAATAATGAAAGTCGTCTGAACTACACATATCAAATAATGCTTGATGTGAATCTCCTTTACAGAAAATAACCAACTCAGCGGTTTTGTATATGTCATTGTTCTTGCAATACTGATCAATCTTCTCTATTGAGTCAGGTTTTAGTTGTGGCTTGAATCCAAACTTTAAACTCTTATCATCCTTTCCATGGCTGATCACAAAGCAAATATTGCCTATGAAATAGTGATTGATGAACTTCCTATGATTAGTGACCTTTACGTTGTCATATTTTAGTTCTAGAATCTGCTTCATAGTTTTGTTTACAAAATAGCCAAACGCTCCTGAATGGTTATCGTTGCAGATGTTGTTAACTTCAATCCTGCTATAATGGTTTAACAGTGGTTCAATAAGTTTAATCTTAAACTCAACGGCAGTATCAAATGCTTCTTCATTGGTCATATTCTGAGGTAATTCGTGACCGCCTCTTGTGGTTTTGCCATCAAAGCCATCCATCAAATCGCCATAATCGTCAACTACTATGAAGTTAGATTGTCTTTCTTTTATCGTTGTTTCTACTATCCTTTCACAATCCTTCAAAACCTCTTCTTTGTTCCACTTAACAGGGTACATTGAATTGTCGTACTTGTTAGTTTCCATCCCAATGTGTACGTCAGTTATTATAAGCCTATCGAAGTCTGCTCCTTTATCAATAGTTGGAACAGCTACCCTATCCAATCTTTTAATATGCTTCTTTACTATCCCCTCAAAATCAAAGTCTTTTATTTCTGCTTTCTCCTCCTTTGCTGCGTATTGGATCCATTGTTGCCCTGTGGTTTTCGAAGTAGATATTTTTATGACTTCAAAGTTTTCAGGAATATCTATTGGTTCAGATTGTAGCTTTTCAACTGACGAAATTACATTGCCATTCTTGTCGATCTTGTTTTGCGTATTGACAAAATTTCTCTTTTTGGGTGTTTGTCTTCTCGAAAGAATAGCGTCGTAATCTTCTTGAGTAATGTAATATTTCGCCTGGTTTCGGAAGGGCTCATTTGGCTTTACATCAAAATTTAACTCTGCAGCTTCGCTTGGATATAATAACTTTCTTACTTTCATCTTTGTATTTTTATTTAATTTAGTCTATAATAATACTAACAGAGAATAAAGTTAACCATCCGCCTGTTATGTGGCATTAATTAATCAAATCGTCGACATCTATATTGTGTTCAGAGATAATATCTATTATCTTATCCCATGCCTTTTGATAATCATAATCAGTATGCTTAAAATCTCTCCAACCGTTGTGGACTATTTCCCATAAACAAGAAGCC